CAGATAGTACGTGGTTTCTTGAGTCATCCCTATTTTTAACCCATACAAGGTCAGGTTTGAAGCCTGTATCAATACTTTGTGCACTATTACTACCACTATAAGTAACAACATCAAAGCTATTTTCTACTGTCGGAGTAGTAGTATCAGGGTCTGCTGCTATAGCTAGGTAGATGTAGGTTTCATTATTACCATTAAATCCAACATCATTATTTTTTATCTGAAAACCATTACTTAAAAAATCTAAAACATTTATACCTGCTGATTCTGCATTACTTAAGTTTGCAAATAATCTTTGTGTTGCAGGGTTTGTTGTATCTCTCTTGTTATCAACTATATTCCAATGAGCCGTAGTTGAGGATGATTTAATCATTACAAATGCAGGTTCAAATCCTGTCTCTACAATAGTTCCATTAGTAGAGCCATTCCCTGTATAGCTGCCGATTTTTTGGTAGTTGTCCACGCTGTGGAAGCAGTAGGCGATGTAGTTATATGATGAACTTAAATTAGTTGAGTATCCGTCTCCAATACTTATAACTGTGTTTGTTGGTTCAGTATTATTCCAATAGTTATTATTGCCTGTAGTTGCAAAAGCCGCTGATGTTGAATTTATTCGCATTCCAAGAGTTCCTGTTGGTTCAGTATAAACAGCCCAATTATCAGCAGCATTTAATATTTTAACAATAACCAATTCAGGTGCTAAAGAAAGTCCGTGACCAACAGTTGCAGTTGCAATACCATTTCCCGTATACTTCACAATACTAAACCCTGCATCCTGATTAGCCTTTACAGTACTTGCTATAGTTCCATCGTTATTAGTAGCTGCTGCACCTTCTCCTGCATTGAAACACCAAGCTGCGTAGTCATCTCCTGACTTATTTGCATTAGCCTCTCCTGAATTTCCTTCATCAACCGCAAAACCATTACTTGAGACTAAATCAACGTGACCAAATACTGAATCTGCAGAACCTAAATAAGTCGCATCAGAGTATTGGGGATGGTTTATACCTGCGACAGTATTTTGCAAAATATGATTAGAACCTGTTGAGCGGTTTTTTATCCAAATTAAATCAGGAGAAAAATTCGTAGCCTCTTGGTAAGTTACGTTAGTAGCAGTACCATCATAAGCGTAAGTTACGTTAGTTGCAGTACCATCGTATAGCTGTTGTTCATCTCTTGCATCTCCATCTAATTTGTAGTATGCCTCAAGATTATCTGTTGGAATTGAAGCCGTTGTATTGTTGTATAAATATCCTACTTCTGTTAAGGTTAGTACGTCTGAATAGATTCTTACGTCGTCTATTTTGCCGTTTAGGAATTTGTTGTAAGACCCTCCATATTCGGCACCTAATACAGTTTTTTGTGAAACACTTGAGTTCCACCCATTACTGGAAACACTATATGTAGTCTCTAATGAACCATCTATGTAAATTGTTTTTGTGTTATTACTATTATTAAAAACTATAATAACATTATGCCAAACACCATCATTATATGCGGTTCCTGACGTTGTATATGAGGTTGTTCCTCCACTATATCTTTCCGAAAAGTATAAATTACCTGCTGTACCAGTATTGTTTATTCTACATATTTGATTAAAACTTGTTCCTGCGTAGTCATTAAAAAAATCATTTCTACCTGTAGTAGTAGTGTTAAACCATAAAGATAAAGTAAATGTGTTTTTTCCTGCAAAAAGATTTGAAGTTGTTAACGGTAAATCTATATAACTACTACTCCCATTAAATATAGCAGCACTTCCAAACTTACCACTTGCTCCTCCTGTATCATTTGCATTACCATCTAATTGGTATAAAGCAACAGCTGAACTATCCGAGAATATATCAGTAACTGATTTAGATGCTGAAGCAAATGTTTCTCCATATAGAGTAGTTACTTCTGTAGTTGTAAGCTCTCTATTGAATATTCTAAATTGGTCTATTGCACCGTTAAAATAATCTACTAATACTCTTGAAAGCCTACCAATTATAAAATTTTGATTTGCAGTAGTTGTAAAGGCAGAAGAAGTTCCTGTTAATTCAGCAGTAGAATTACCATCAAGATATACATTAAAATCTCCATTATCATAATTAACTACAACGTGATGCCAATTTCCATCATTTATGGTAGTTGTTCCTGTATCAGTAACACTTGTTCCACTTGTATTTGCCTGAAAATAAAGCACACCTGAAGCTAAAGATTTTAAAGCTAAACCTGTAGAGGATGAGTCGTTACCGCCATTATTCCAAATAATTGCTGTTGAAGTAGAAGAAGTTCTAAACCAACAGGAAACAGATATTAAAGATTTGTTATTTGATTCGTTATTGCCTAAATCAATATAGCTGCTACTCCCATTAAATACTGCTCCTCTATTTATATACCCTCCTATACGTTGAGTACCTCCGTTACCTGTATAGAGTACAGTGTTAAAGTGTTCTGATGGAGTGAATACCGCATCTGCTGCTGCTCCTGTATTTATTAATCTTTTACCAATCATATTATAGACTTATATCGTAAGTAATAACTGATGCCTTTGTAGTTTTAGCGTTTATTTCACTCTCTTTTGTAGCTACTGTAGTTCTTATACCTGCTCTCTCATCTAAAATATCTTGAGGTGCAGCAGTACCACCTTCAGCTTCTCTTACTATATACCAATCGGTTTTTGATAGTTCAGAGTTAGCAGATGATTTTAAGTTAGCTATCTTTTGTTCTTTAAGTTCAGCTACTGTTTGCGACCAAGTCTTATTTGATTTGTCGTAAGTAAATTGTGTGTTGGCACTATCCCAATAGATTTCCGATAGATCGTGTATTTGTGAATCATAACCATCAGGTAATACTACATCAAATAAACCTGCACTTCTTAACTCTCCACTTGTCATAGCAGGAGCATTTAAGTAAGTTCCTGTTGAAGAGTATAAGGTTTTAGGTACACCTTCGTAAACCTTTATTACACCGTTTCTATTTATTGCTTTCTTTCCCATAATTATGCTTCTTGAGAGATTGTTGCCCATTGTTCTGTTGAGCCATTAGTTGATACTATTTGAATTAGGTTTCCTACTGAACCATCATACGTTCCTGTGATTGTCTTAACCGAAGCAGGTAGTGCTAAAGTATAAGCACCTGTAATGACTAAATCCTTAACCATTCCTGTTTCTACGCTTGAAAATGTAAGTGTAGTGTTACCTGATATTGTTTTTGTAAATACCGCAGCAGAACTAAAGTCTACATCACTTGCAGAAATAACAGCAGCAGTAGTAAATTCCTCCGCCATTTTATCATAAGTAACTCCATCATCTGCTAATTGCAAAGTATCTACACCACCATCAGAAATGCTTACCGTAACATCTCCAGTAGTAGTATCAACTTCTAATCCTGTACCACCATCTACACTAGTGATTAAATTAGTGTCATCTAACAGACTAGACAAATCAAGAGTAAAAGTAGACGTATCACTATTTACAAAAGTTACAATGCCTGACCCATCGATTGAAGCACTCACTATTGCAGTATCGTCTAAATAAGGAGCTAGATCTACAGTATCTGTAGTACCATCAGGTTTTGTTAGCGTTAGCGTATTAGTAGCTAAAGATAAATCAGGCTTTCCATATAGCTCCGTAAAGTTGTCATTAGATTTATCAAACGCACTTCTTAACGGGTCTCCAGTACCATCATTAGCTGTTGTCCCAATTCCAATTAGTTGTTGTGCCATTTTATTTTATTTATAATTGTGTTTTATCTGCTGTAAATTGTGTTGTATCTGTTGTTATATTACCTCCAAAATAGCTAACCATATCTGCTGTAAACGGTGTTACTGGAACAAGTCCCCAACAAGTGGGAGTAGATAAATCGTTGATTGCAAATGTTGACCATTGTTCATCGACACCGAAGGCATCGTTGGTCTCCATATCACAATATACCTTTCCCCAATTTATTTGATTCGCCATCTCTCTTTTTTAAATAACTATTTAATTTAATTTCGTTTTCTTTTTTTGGCTTATAAACCTTCTTCACTTCCTTTATCATAAAACCCACCCAGTAAAGTTTACATCTCTCTCCGGATACATCCCATCATTTTGATTACTTACATATTCAGGGTATAAAGAACTATTGTAGTTCATATGATCCATAAATCTTTGCGTATAGAACTCAGCAGTTTCCGTTGCGTGAGCAGCTAAAGTCCTAATCTCAGATTCATCTACAGATGTAGCATTCTCTGAATTATGTTTATATATTCCCCCATTAGATATTTGATATGCTGCATAAGGAATATAAGTCGCTTGAGTATACCAAATAAGCATTGGCTTAATATATTCATTTACTAATGTTTCGTAGTTACCAGATAGGGTATCACCTATAATTTCCGTCTGTAATTTTTCATAAAGTTTAGTACCTAAGAACTGTTGTATCTCAGTATCCTGGGCCACCTCAACAAATTGAATTAATTTATCAGCATCGAGATTACCGTCAAATATTGATTTTCTCTTTAGTTCTTTTAATGTTATAAATAATGCTTTCATATTATTCTTCCTCGTTAGGTTCTATTATCTCTTCTTCAACCTCTATGTTTAATAACTCCTCCTCTTCATCTATTTTTTGACTAGATAACTTCTCACCAGTCTCCTCTTCTCTCTTAATCTTAGTTGCAATATTATCAAGCTCTGTGAACTCAATTGGTTGAAGAGTAGTGAAATATAAGTCTAGCATTATACCGTTGAAGGAAAGTAATTCTTTGAATGCATCAATAAGTAAAGTTTGGAATGGTCTAATAACAATATTATCCATAAGGATAGAAGCAGTTCTAAGTTCTTCAGCATTATTACCAAATCCAGTATTATCTTTTATACCCAATAGAATAGGTGAAACAACACCGTGGCCTATCATAATCTTCTCTCTACTTTCTTTAGCTAAGAACTCATATTGAGCGTGAGCATCCGGTAAGTGTATAGGTTCAACCGTAGACTGATCCTCTGAACTTTCATTAAATGCTAGTATAAATCTACCTGCATTAGAAGACCCACTGAATTTATCATATATCTTTCTTTCGATTCTTTCTTGAATCTCATCAGAAGGAATACCATTATTAAAGTTCAATAACAAAGAAGGTTGTAATCCATTCTTAATATTGTTTAGGTGATAGTTTGACACCTCTTCCTCTAAAGAACAATACTGTAAACATCCTTGATAATCTACAGGGGAATAATAATAGAACCCTGCTCTGTACGGTTTAACGCAGTATATTTCAATCTTCTCTGACCTACTACCGTTCTTGTATGAAGGTATTCTTTTAGGCTTGTCAGAGGGCTTTATATTGGCCCAATCAGGGTGATAATAATAACCTTTTACTTTACCATCTTTAGCCTTCTCAGCCCTTAATGTTTCCATAGGGAAATGATAAAGACCTGCAATTTCTTTTTTACCAGTTTTATATACAACCTGGATAGCAGCTTGACCTAACATCTTAAGGTCATTAACCATCTTCTTTACGTCACTCGATCTAAGAACACTTTGCATCTTGCCGAACATTTCAGGCTTCTCTGTTGAGTCTGTTGCGTTTAGTCCTCTACCATAAACCATATCAACAATACCATTGATACATCTTGAGTTTGTAGGACTACCTAAATATCTCTCTATAAGTTCAGCGAAATAATCATTATTGTCACCGTACTCAACCCAATCATTTCTAGTGTTCTCCTTGATGCTTGGGATTTCATAGCCAGATAAGTTCAAAACCCTCATACTGTTTTTAACCTCCTTAGGGGCTTGTATTTTTCTAGCTGATCTAATATTTTTTCGACTCATATTATTATATATTGTTGCTCTTCGGTTTCGGAATCGTGCTGATTATATTCATCAGTATTTAAAGTATGTGATATTGTAGTATCCGTTTTAGAAGTGCAATAAACCTTGTCTCTATAAAGTAAAGTATCACCTTGCTTGATTTCTATAGAATAAGAACTTTCCTCAGATAGAATACTAAAAGTACATTCTATGTCTAAAAAGTTACCGTTTATAGTAGACGTTAAGGCCTCTAATGTTTCTTTCTTTCTAGTACCGTCTTCCCTAATTGATAATTCTAAATCACTAGCCTCAGTATATTCTCTAGGAACAATACTTATGGTCTGAGTGCCTGTACTTGGTAATAACCTTATCATATAAGTATAACTAAATAACTTGATTTCTGTTCAAAAAAAAAGGGTTACATCTCTGTAACCCCTTTAGTTATCAAATGAATACTATTAAGAGTTAGTTCCCTCAGTAATAGTAGCTGTTGCAGAACTCATTCCTGCGAATGGATCAGCAGCAGTAGGTGAAGAAACAAAGTTAGCAGGTTTTACTTCCATACCACTTAAAGTAAGTGTGTATCCTGATAAATCTCCCATAGCAGCACCAGTTACGATTGTTCCTCCAGACACATCAGCTCCGTGCTCAAGACCCATAATGAATACATTTCCATTATAGTCTTCAACAGCAACGTGAGGTCTTCCGTAAGCTAATAACTTAATCTCTTTATGATCTTCTTTAGAAAGTTTCTTAAGAGTTAGGTTTAGCGTTTGCTCAAAGAATGTTGTACCATTCTCTCTTGAAGCAGTAATAGTTTGCTCAAAGCTACTATTACCTTTCAATTCATATTTGTAAGCAGTAAAAGTCCCAGACAAATCTGTAATCTCGTCATCAGTTTCTGTAACTGTACCTAAATCACCATAGTCAATAAAGTATATTGCGTTCAGTCCTCCAACTACGTCTTTACAGGGTTCTTTTCTACCTTTAGTTAAATCACAAGCCATATTATAAGGTATTAAAAAAGGGTAGGTAGGCTTTTCGGCTTACCCACCCTTTTTAGTTAATTAATTATTATTCTTAGTTAGCAGAGTTAGTGATACCGTAAGTTACGATGTCATCAACAATACCATACTGTACACCTGCAGTAAATCTCATTACGACTCTTACGTTCTGAGAACCGTCAAGATCAGCCATATCAATGACTTTAACTTCGTTATGGTCAGATAATAGACCAGTGCCAAAGAATAAGTTAGACTTTTCAGCAGCAATAGCAGTATCAGAAGCCAGTCCATTAGCAACAAAGATTTTCACTCCGTCAAAAGATAATGAACCGTTATTCCACCATTGAGTTCCCATTGCATTTGTACCGGCTGCACCTAGTCCGCTAGAACCAAATCCACCTAAAGCTCTTACGTAAGCTCTAGCAATGTTTTGAGATACATAGATGCTTAAGTCTTCAGCACCGTAAAGAGCAGAAGGAACCGCATCTACGATTTTACCTAATTCAGTGATTACGTTTCCTGCATTAACTGTAGTACCCGCAACTTCGTTTGCAGTAGGTAGAGCAGCGTCAGCAGCCAAGATAGTAGATAGTCCGTCAAACTGTCCGTTTGTAGAAGTGTCTCCTGCCCAGATAGAGTTTTCAGTTCTTTGAGCAACTTTAGCTGCAACGTGTGCAATTAAGAAGTCAGAGAATTTAGAAGGCATATCGCTGTGAGCAGAAAAGCCCATAGAAAGTGCTTCCCAGTCAGAGATAAAGTCTTTCTTACATAATTGTAGGTTAACTTGTTGCTCTTCTGGTTGAAGAATTCTTTCAGTAAGTGTAATAGTTGAAGTAGGGTCAAAATCACAAGTTGCGTCCTTAACGATATCGTCAGTAGCTACTTTTTTGATCACCTCTTTTAACTTTACGTTTGGTTTTACAGTAATACCACCGTTAGCGATAGTAGAACCTTCGAGTAGAGCAGCAGCGATATATTCACCTGCGAACTCTCCTGCGTAAGTAGTAGTAATTGATGTAGTTGTTGCCATTTTTGGTAATTTAGAAAATTGTTTTTATTATTTATTTAATCTTGCTAAAACCCTATCAAGAGTAGTTGCAGGTGCGTTTTGAGAATATAAATGTAAATTTTTAGTCTCTGTTGCGTTCTCTGGGCTGTGAGTTAAAGGAGCTTCATCAGCAGATAGTTCTTGAGGAACTTCTTGCTTAGATTCTTCTTTAGCCTCTAATTGACCCATTAGTTTTTCGACCATTGCCTTAACTTCCGCTAACTCTTCTTTAGTGGCATAAGACATTTCAGATTTAGGCTCCATAGCCTCAACCTCTTCAGAAGCCTCCACTTCAGGAGCTTCCTCTAACTGTACCTCTTCTTCTGTAACTTCTTCAGTGGCAGCCTCAAGTTGTACTTCTTCTTGTACATCTTCCTGCACTTCTTGTTGTACAGCTTCTTGAGTTTCCACCTCTTCAGTTGAAGACAAAAGCACGTCCTTTAGTTTAGAAACGATTTCTGTTGCTTTCATAAAAATTGATGTTTATAATTATTACTGATTTAAATTAAAGTGTTGTATTTTTAGTTTGCTGCTATACAGTCATCACAATCATTGTAAGCTACAACTGAATTTACTTTTTGGTCTCCTGATGTTCTTGTATGTGTAACAGTGTAACATCCATTATGATTACCATTAGCAAAATCAAAATAATAGATATTATTTACTGTTAATTCAACACCCTCTATGTAAATTTCTTTTTGTGAACTATGCCCACACTTCTGTAATTTATAATAATAAGTTGTTGTTGATTTTGTAACACTTCCAACTCCTTGAGCTTGTAATGAACCATCACAACATTTACTTGAGTATGTTCTACCGTCTTTACAAAGACAACCTCTACTACCACCTTTAGGTGAAGAGTAACTTGGTGTAGCTTTGATTTTCTTTCCTATCATTATTTTTTACTTGATTTTGGATGTTTATTAGGTAATAAATCATAATCTGTTGTATACTTGGGATTCTGAGGCCTACCATTCTTTAGTAAATAAAGGAAAGCATTAACCCTAGCAAATGCCCACTGTGAAGCTGACTTTACTTGAGGTGACCTACTAGTGTTGAATGCACCTAGTCCTCTTTGAAATACACTAGCCAAAGCACCTACAGTTGCACCATAACCTAATTTTTCTTTATATCTCTTATTAAAGTCATTAGCTTTATTTTGAAGTGTAGCCCTATCTTTAGCAGATACTTTTGCACCAGTCTTTCCACTAGCATCACCTTTTGCACTACCCTTACCTTTTGGATTAGGATTCTTAGTACCTGACTTAGGGGCTTTAGGTGAAGACTTGATACCACCTTTTGGACCTACTTCAGCAGCCTCAATACCTTTTAGCTTAGACTCAGTCCAATTAAGCATACTTTTACCACCCCATAGAAGATAACTGATAGTTCCACAAGCCTCAGGCTTACTAGGATCGTAATATTCAGCAGCTCTACTTAGATAGGAGTAAATTCTCTTCAGAGTTGGTAAAGTAAACTTCTCACCTCTAGCTAATTGCTGTCCTCTAACCTTACCTACTTGGGTAGCACATTTATTCCCTAGCTCTTTGTTCCTTTTAATCCCTAATTTAGCGTTATTAGATGCAGATTCAGGATAACCACCATAAGACTCTAATTCTACTTCTTCAGATAGGCTTTCTAAGGCTTCTAGGAGCTCGTATTCGGCATTTAATTAATCTAGACACTCAGAACACATTTGTTCGGGTAAAGACTCCTTAGGGCCGTCCATTTTGTCTGCAAAATACCCCTCTATAGAGAATCCTTTTACTTCGCCTGCCTTAACTTGATTCCAAACGTCATCATTGTTAACCTTTACAGATACCATCCAGGTTCCTACAGGTAAATCAAAGTCATATTTTCTAGATTTATCCTTTTTTTCGTCCTCTATAATCCAAGATTCGACTACAGACATACCTTCGAGCTCTACGTTGTGTTCTAAAGTGCTATTATTTTGATTGCCTTTCATTAAAAACAGTTCAGAAGCCTTTCTGACGGTATCTTCAGAGAAAAATATGTAATATTCCTCTTCACCACTGTTTCTATATATCTTTTTGTTAGGGATTAGGGCTGCACCCATCAAAATCCTCTTTTCTTTATCAACTTCAGCAAGTTTTACTTCCTTATGCTCTTTTAGAGCGATAAAATCCTCTTCAATAGCCGGATTTTCTACAACTGAGATAGCTTCAATACCGCTAAACTCATTTTCTTCGTCTATAATAAGTTCTATAATGCGTTCCATATATAATTAACTATTTATTATTGATACGTTCTATATTTTATCCTAAAGACCTATTAAAATCAATGGTTCTATCCAATTCCTCAGCATCTTTTATGTCTTTATTGACTACAAACGCTCTTAATGGCTGTGTTTGCTGTCTAGATACAGATTGTGCTAATTGTGATTCGGGTGAAGCACCAACTACATTGAAATCTGGGGCTTCAACACCTAATCCACCACCTCCACCTGTTGATGGGGCTCCCAATGCAGCTATTGCAGAACTTGCCTTTTTCCTTGCAGCCACTATTGATGCTATAATACCACCTATACTTATTGCAAAGGCTGCCGTTCCATAAGGACCAAGAGCCTTAACAAAAGCCCCTATAGACATATTAGCAGCACCTATGCTTGAAACCGAATCAAGAGCTATTTGCTGTGCGGTTGCCTTACCTTTTTCTACCGCCAACTGAGCAGTTCTTATTTGTTCAGCAGCAAAAGCCTTTGCTCTCATAATTTCCTCAGCTATAAGCAAAGATTGCTTTATAGTGAACATATCTCTCTCGGATTTTATTTTTCTTTCTTGAGCCTTTAGTTCTTTCTTCTCTATCTCTTCTAATGCCTTTTTCTGAGCAGCTCCAGTTAATCTTCCTGAATTAAGTATGTAATCTCTTTCTCTAGCTAATGCTTCCATTCTAGCATTATTGTACGAAGAAAAAACATCATTTAGATATCCCAAAGACTTTTGAGTTGCAGAAAAAACACCTTGTATTTCTGCTGCTTGATTTTTTATAGCCTTGATTCCTGCTTTTGCAGACTCATCAAGTCTTTTTATATGATCATCATACCTCTCACCCATTTGCTCTAACTCATCCGTAGCCTCTAGTGCACTTTTAGCCAAAGCACTTGCAGTAAATTCAACGTCCTCTAAAGCACTCTTAAATACAATCTCACCCTTTTTATTTATATCAAAAAAGAATTTTTCAAAGAATGGATTTAAGGCCTCAAGTTGTTTTCTTATAAATTCAGGAGGTGTTGGAGCACCACCTTCCTTCTCGAATACATCTTTGAATTGAGCTATCCTTAACTCTAAATCAAATATTTGACCTTTTAATTTTTCACTGTCAGCAAAAAACTTATCTGATATATTCTTAGTTCTTTCTGCCTCAGGAATCTTAAAGAACTCTCCTCTCAAACCAGATAATTCTTTTTCTTTTTTTGTCAGCTTATCTTGAGTTAACAAGAAATCTGTATACATTGCAATTAATGCTTCTAAATTTTCCCTGCTAGGTTTATCTCCTAATCCTTCAACTAATTTTTTAAATTCTGGGAATCTATTAGACATAACCTTGACTATATCCTCTGTCTTTTCTAGATCAGTATTATACCTACCTAAACCCTGTTGAAAATCGATAAACCTTTGAGCCTGTCTACCTAAAGCCTCGGTCAATCCATCCGTTGATTTTTTAGCCTTATCTTGTTTCATAGAAAAAGCCTCAATTATAGTTATTGCAGCTTGAAAGGCTAGTATTATTCCCATTGGACCCATCAACTGAGTTCCCAATATCGAAAGAGCTTTCCTAAATCCACCCGCTTTTCCTATTAAAGTAATAAATAAGGTAGACAACTGAGATAAGTTGTTTGCCATACCCCTAATTCCATAGTTAAAATCAGATACAGTACGACCAACTTCAGTCAAAGTGGCTCCGGCTAGTCCAGATGTAGCAATTAAATCAACATTTTTTTTATTGAAAGTATCTGTTGATGTTGTTGCTGATTTAATTTTTTTTTCTAAATCACTGAAATTACTCTTTATTCCATCAATCTTGATTTTTCCCTTATTATCTATATCGATAACAAAAGTTAATTTACTCTGTTTATTAGCCATTTGCTCTTCTCTTTACAGATTCCTTAAATTCTTTAAATTTCGTAGGGGCTTTATATTTACCCTTAGCTATATCTATTATAGGATCAACCCCATAAAAATCATCAGCCTTCAATAAGTCTATCACTTCTCTTATCATTGTACTATCTCATTTGAAAATATATTCAACAATTCTAATTCGGACTCTCCGGTCATTAGGTTAGTAGTTATTGAGTTAATCCTAAAAATCTTATCACGAATCTTTATCTGGTCATTCAGTCTATAGTTTATGATAATGTTTGGCGGTAAAAATGCTTTTAGCTTGAACATCCTTTTAAGTGGGTTAAACACACTCTCTACATAACTTTTATAGAACACCTTGTAAAGAGAGTTTGTATCATCAATCCCGTAATTTACTGTCTGCCATTCATCAACTTCAGCATCAAAATTCAGTGAATATGTCGGAGCGGTTGTTGAGTTACCCTCATCATTACTGTTTGAAGGTCTCCAGTAGCTATCTAGATTAGTTGAATTAGGTGAAGATGATATCCAATTTATTTTACCACTTCTATCAGAATTACTATTACTTGCAGCAGGTAAATCAGTTACTTTTATAGCATAGAACAGTAATGGTTGTATAGAAATACTATCATAATCACCAGTATTTTCATCAGTATCTGCATTAAAATCACCACCTGCACAATACCCCCACTGTATGACTGTACTTGTTGTAGCATTAGCCCCTAAATTTTGACCTAAATCAGACAATCTTTCATATTTGATATGGGAAAATGGTAGCTGTATATCATATTTAGTCCCTCTATCAACGGTATATTCCCCTGTAGTTTGATTTTTAGTGCCCTCTCTAACATTAAATTCAGCATCACCAAAAACCTCATTGAATTGCTCAAAGTGATTTTCCATTAAAACCGTTTTAGTGTCTTGATAGTTGAAATTAATATCCGTGAATGGTAGAACAGAATCCACACTATGTTGAGATGCATCCACATATTTTTCTATCTCTATAAGCCCACCTAATTTATTGTTTACAGCATCAGCATAATAATTATCAAGGGTATCTACATATATTGTAGGTCTATCATTTAGATTGTAGTCACTGTCATCTTCGTCATCAATATAATATGCGGTTAAATTAAACATCTTAAATAAACCCGTGAGAAAGTCTATAACTTTCATTTTAGGAAAACGATTTTCCATTAATATTTCCGCAGTAGTTGTTTGTCCTGCTGAACCAGTGGCTGAATAATTATATGTGAATGACTGACCAGTTATAGAACTTGTAAATATGATATCTAAATCTGCAGCAGTTATTGAGAATTCGCTTTCGGACTGTATCTCAATTTCCATTACAATGTCTCCAGTATAATCTATATCATTCAAATCAAAATCAAAAACAGAGTCCCCTAAACCTGCCTCAACCTTTTCATTACCTCTAGTTTTGTCTCTGAATATTACTTTATACGGAACACCTTGATTAGACACAGTCAAGTCTAATGAAAAACTATGAGACCCAAAAGTACTGCCTAGAGTAATTTCACTGCCATCAAAATTAGCACTAGCTAAAGGAGTCCCTGTAGTTGTATATCCAGTTAGTTTATGAGTGAATAAGTATCCCTCATCATCATCCAGGTCATTAAATTCACCCTTCTTACTATTTATCCACAAATAAAGATTATCAAATGCAGGTGAATCAAAAAAGTCTCTAGTGAATGATAAATTATATTTCGACTCTATGGCTTCTATTATATGTATAGCCCTTATAGCAGGTTTTAAATCCGTATACTCTAATCCTCTAGTCCTATCTAGTGATGATGGTAGATTTGATTCATCACAATATAAATTACCAGATGAATTGTAAAAGCCATAAGCTGCCATCTCTGAAGCAGTGTCTGAGTTAAAGAACAATCTCTTTTTAGATGTTATTAATGGATAAATAACTGAATTGGTTTGGCTGTTTAGATTTAAACCCGTTACGAAACCTGCTCTTACATTAGCCTCAGAATATTCGTGATTGTAATTAGATAAGTAATCTAAATCCGTCAATTCATCATCACCTAATAAGTCCTTTAATGATACTGTATTCCCGTAGAAGATAATTTCATAAGCATACGCTTTATTATTCCTCATCTTAACACTGTTCAAGAATATCTTACCCTCTCTGAACGGTGCGTAGTTTATGTGTATCTTAGCTTTTTTCTTTTTCCTAGCGTCAAAAGCATTGCCAGTGATATTATAGTTATAGAAGTGTCTAAATATCTTGTTATTGGTTTCAGATGCAGGTACAGTGAAAGGCATAGAGAAGTCAGTGAATACTTTACCGATATCTTTAACATCTTGTATTGTTGATGTCAGTTGTACTGTCTCATTATCAAACATATCAACTAGTGGATAATCACCATTATTATCCTCAATATATAACTGAAGTCTCTGCATTATCTAACTGAGTTTAATTCACTAAAAGCGTAATCAAACCTTACAGTGAAGTTCAATAACTTATCATATCGATCATCTTTATAATCTATAGTATTGTCTGTAGGTGTTACCGGATAAACTTTATTGTCTTCGTGAATCCATACATATTCAGACTGCATCATTTGTTGAATAACTTCATTATAGTCACTACACAAGAATCCTGTGTTTAAGACTAAGGATTTCTCTGACTCTACATTGTGAGTTTTATCTGTAGGTGAATATGTAGGGTAGAATTTACTAGTCGCAGTTGATTGTATTGTATTTATCTTATACTGCTCCCTAGTTACATTAGCACTCTCTTTTCTTCTACCAAAGAACCATATATCTTGTAATACACCAAACTTATTTAAGAAAGTAACCTTGTACGGTGTGTTTTTACATTCATCTATATAAGTTACAGAAAGAGTAATTGTTCTGTTATCTTCTGTTGTTATAATTACAGTATCTGAATTTATAGGAGCATTAATGCCTGATGTTATGCCATTAGCAGTACTACTCATTAAAGAAGTTGCATCTGCTTTAATTAATGTAGTATCTGCTCTATAGTCTGTTGTGTCAGCAGTTAATTCAGTAATTGTTTTTCCAAATGTTAAAGTTCCTGTTGATACAGTCCCTTCAAAGAATTCAACACTATATAATTCATTCTCTTTGTATAATGGTACTCTAACTTTCTCCCCCTTTTTCCAATAAATACAAGTATTTGATTGCTGTAAGGGTGTGGTAAGTTGAGGGTTTATTTCATCTTCAAAATAACCATATCCGTGATTTACAAGTCTAGTTCCTTTATTTATTGTTGATGAAGAATCATCAAAAGTATTTGTTATTTCCCAAGACGCCCATTTAGATAAACTTGCCTTATCATAGTTTCCACTAAAAGATATCTCAACATAGTCCTTTATCAGTTCTGATATTTCAAATAATATAGTTTCTTCGCCAGGTATTATGGATTTGGTTATAGTATATTCAGGGTCTCCTGAATAAGAATTTATCAAACCATCATATATCCAAAGTTTTAATGTTGCAGAAGTTAATGTTGCCATAATTATATTTTATATCCTAAACTTTGTAGTGCATCTATTGTTACCTGATGATAATATGCTGAATTTTGTGCCGGTAATACATTTCTCACAAAAATAACTTCAGAGCGGTCTGAAAGCCCATTGCTGCCATCAAAACCATTAGCCCCAGTAGAAATATTATCTATAAAGTGTGAAAACTGCATCCAACTATCATATGGGGGTCCACCTTTTTCTTTTTCTATACAAAATATAATAAATAGATGTTCTCCAAAAGTAGTCTTACTATCTAATTTATTTCTGAAATTTGATAAATCCGTTGTATAAGCTCCTGTTTTTGTATTATCACCTACATCACTATTATGATAACTAGATGCTGCTTCATCTATAAAAGTTAAATGCACTAGCTTTGTGGCTGTAGGAGATATCGCATCATTTGTAGCCCAGTTTAAAAATCTTTCATTATAGTTTTGCTCATATATAACTCTTTCGTTATACAATGCAGTATCATTATCATAATATTGTAAGAATGAATTTTTAAGTTCATTTTCGGTCATTTTAGCTATCTCATCTATTTCACCGCTTCTTCCTAAATATCCTAAAGACCCTGAATTGTCTAGCCAAAATTTAAATTCAGTTAATGTATCTACTGTTTGTTCTGGTTTTCCTAGATCAAAACTTTGCCCTCCTTTTTCAGCAGTACCAGTACATATAGCAGCAGATACAGTATCTTCTTGAGCAGATGCTAATTGTGTTTCTCCATTAGCTAATACAACTGTTTGAGCCACTCCATTTACATCTGTGTAGGTAAATGTAGTATCACCTGTCGTACAAGTACCTGTAAGTGTATAGTAAAATGTTTCTGTAGCTTCTACATCTGGGCAATTTAATCTAAAACTAAAACTATCATTAGGAACAAATGCCTCAGCAGTCAATACAACTTCTGTTGGAGTTGCTGCTGTTTTATTTATAGTTAATGTTGTAGGTTGCTTTTTATTGGTTGGATATGCAGTATTATTTGGTGATGGAATTGGGTCTGTAATAGTATAATTAGAATCTCCTATATATCCTGTGGTATTTGTAGTATTATTCCAAGTAATATTAAATTTAACAGGTGAATCCTGTTGTGAACCACCATCCATAAATTCAATCTCTACTTCTCCAACTTTATCTCCAACACCTACTAAATTATAAGTTTTAGTTCCTACGAAAGAAGCCTGATTTATAATATCACCACAATTTACTTCTATATCTGTGTTTGTAATTTGTTCAGGTACTTCTTGCCAGTTAATAGTTATTTGTGCCAATCCTACATCTCCATCATCATCTGTAACTGCTACATTGTATATTTTAGGTTCAACTGTAGTATTTGTAACGTCTATAGATACTGTTGTCTCTGGTGATGATGTGCCACCCCATAAATAACTCACTATAGTCCCATCACTATCTGTAGCTACCGCAGTTAAAGTAATTGTATCGCCAACATAAGGTGTTGTATTACTAGCAGTAATAGTTACCGTAGGTGGTATATTAGTTGGTGGGTCTGGAACCTCAGGTGTTTCTGGTACTTCAGGTGCTGTAGGGTTTGCCTCAATATAGTATGGACTCCTAGTATTTATTCTAACATCACTCATTTAACTTCCTTTATAATATAACTGCGTTTTACTAAAGTGTAACCTTAACTCTTCTTAGCTGAAGGAGTGGCCTCGTGTATTTCTTCTTGTATTTGTTTTTGATATGCTTCGGTAAGTTCTTTTGTTATACTTGGTTCAAATCGATCTATAACTCCATCTATGAATCTAACTGGCTTTATACCATTTTCTTTTATAGACCTACCTATTATAAATGTGAGATCTCTTATGGTTAATGGTTTTTTGCTTGATGTTTTTTGGGGTTTAATGCCTTTTCTCTCAATCCAATCTCGTAAGTTAAGCATTGGCGGTTTACCTGGCATTTTACCAGGATTTCTTCCGTAATTAACATTGATACCGTATTCATTCATATAGATACCAAAACCATCCCGACCTTTTAGTTTCCTACCAACAATACTCTTCTCCAAGTCACTACCAGGCTTATTTAACTCCCTCTTTAATTCAGCGACTAGTATCTTCTTGTATTTATCAAGAACCTTTGTTGTATACTTTTTCTTAGCCATTAACAAATAGTGTGTTCGTTATTAGCCATCTCAATATCTATTGTGGCTGCCCAACCGGCTAACTGATTCTCAAAGTTATCTATAAATGGTGAAGCGGTTATATCAGTGTTTATTTGTAATTTATCACTAAACAGCTCACCCCTCCTCAACTCTTGCTGTATGTCATTTACAACTTGTAATTGAGTGTTTAATATATCTTGTAGATTGTCATTACCGTAGATGAGGTCTTCATCAGTTAGATCATTAGTCTTATCAACTACATCTAAGCAAAATACTTGTATGGTAGCGGTTATGATATGTGGTGAGAATACGACATCCCCCATTGATATATGGGATAGTGGATAGATAGTTGTTTTGTCCAAATCAACCTCCAATATATCCCCGAAGGTGACTGTATTAGTAATTCCATTCTCTTTGAGTTTGTCGTTTAGCTTTTGTATTACGGTGTATACTTGTCTCATTTAGTCTTTTGTTTTATCATTTTAGCCTCTAAGTCATTCTTCTCCTTCTCAAACTCTAACCAGGTTAGACATTCGGAAGCTGATAGTTTTGTAATCTCTTTAAATTTTGTGACATCTCCTCTAGCGATTGCGTATATTGATTGATACCATCCCCATTTTGCTCCAAATCCTTTATTAGTTCCGGGTCCTTCTTCAACTTCTGCGTCAAAGAGTCCAGTAAATAACTCGACAAAACGTTCCCTAAACGATAAAAAAAAACAACTGAACCTAAAGCTACATTTACCGGAGCATCCTTCATTACCTCAGCATACTTATCTGAACCTTCATAGTCCTCTATCAAATACAAATCCCCTTTACGGAATGTTATTGGTCTATATAGCACAGCCATTGCCTTATGTATCTCCTGCCAATCACCTATATAATTATCTAAGTCAATAAACTCACCTAGACTAATATCATCTAGCTTAGGGATGAACCCGAAGGTAACGGAGTTACCCTGAGGATCTGTTAATGTAAAGTCCCTTTGCAGTGGAGTATCCTCCTTAAATATCTCTACAATGTGGTTTATGATAAATGAAAACTCTGCTAGTGGTAACTTATAAGCCTCCTTCATTGTCACCCCACAGAATATCTCTAATACCT